TATAACTTCTATTGAACAAGATGATAAAGAAGTTTTAATAAATATCATACGGCAAGTTCAAACCGAAGCATGGAATGGTGCGATAGAAAAAGCTGCTGAAAATGCTGCTGCTTATGATACTGTGCCACGACATTATTCAGGTAATTGTACGGTTAATAAAGAATCAATTCTTAAACTAAAAATATGAGTTTATACCAGAAGTACAGACCAAAAGATTTAAGTCAGGTAAAAGGAAACCGGAGTACTGTTACCACGCTTCGCAGGATGTTAAAGGACAAAGAAACAATGCCTCACGTGTTTCTGTTTCATGGCAAAACAGGAACAGGAAAAACGACTTTGGCAAGAATACTTACTTCCGAATTAGGTTGTACTGGATCAAATATTAATGAAATTGACTCGGCACAATTCAGAGGGATTGACACGGTTAGAGACATTCGTAAAAACTCACAATTCGCTACTTTGGGAGGAGGGAGTAAAGTCTATATCATAGATGAAGTTCATAAAATGACAGGGGATGCTCAAAATGCTTTCCTAAAAATACTTGAGGATACGCCCAAACATTTATTTTTTATCCTGTGTACGACTGAACTGAATAGTTTGTTACCAACAATCAGGGGAAGGTGTAGTCAGTTTCAGACTGAATCTTTGGATGACCTGCAAATGGAAGAGTTGTTACTTCTTGTAGCAGAACAAGAAGGAGATAATCTTGACAGGGAAGTTTTAGACCAGATAATTATTGACAGTCAGGGATTGCCGAGAAATGCCTTGGTAACTCTTGAACAGGTTTTGAATACTCCGATCAAAAGACGACTTCACGTAGCCCGGCAATCAGCTATCGAGCAAAGTGAAAGTATTGCATTGTGCAGGGCTTTAATGAAAGGAGAAAGTTGGAAAACAATCAGTGAAATATTAAAGGGACTGAAACAACAAGACGCTGAGAGTGTTCGCAGGGTTGTTTTAGGCTATGCCAGTGCTGTGTTATTGAACAAAAGTGATAGTGTGGCAGGGATTATTTTGGAGTGCTTCGAGGAACCGTTATATAATATCGGGTTTCCCGGATTAGTCCTTGCGTGCTTTAGAGTAAAAAATTATGAGTAACTTAAAATATGAATCATGATATTTCTGATGATACCAATAGCAGTGATAATTTACTTAGTCATAGGTAGAATAATTGCGGAAAAAAGATGGGAATGGGATGGATATACATATATGTTTGAAGATGAAGGAATTATGTGGACAACTATAATTTGGCCTTTTTATTTGCTATGGAAATTAGTAAAATTAATTGCATCAATTTTTATAGATATAGATAATTATGAATGAAACGGAAAGACAACCAAAGTTCAAAGTAGGGGATAAGATAATAGCTTTTGTTGATGAACCGGCAATGAAAGCAGAATTTACTGTATCTGAAATAAAGAAAGTCAATCACATACCTGAAAATGAAGATGATGATGGTTTTCATTTTGAATATGGATATATTACAGGATTTACTCGAAGTATTGGCAAATATAAATTGACTGTGACAGAAGAAGATATAGTTGAATTTGGGAAAGTAGTAACTTAAAATACAGCTAAAATGAAAGTAGATACAATTATGAGTCACTTGGGTTTATTTCCCAGTACTAATGAAAAGTTAAAAGTAGCTTTTCAGGTTTTGGCAAACAGATTACAACCTGTTACTTGTGGCACTGATTCATTTCGGATATGGAATGAAAAAAGGAGTACATGGAAAAAAATTAAATTTCCATTGGTTAATTGTACACGTGTCATGGATGAAGTGATTGAAATTCACGGCATGAAAGTTTACACTGAAGATGATCAGATTTTCATTACCGATGAAAACTTAAAGTACCAGTTTCCTAAAGATAAACTGGGAATGATATTACTTCGTATGCAAAAAGTTTTAAAATGTAAAATATGGAAACAGTAGCAAAAACAAGAACAAAAGCAAACAAAGAACATGAACTTGTCAATGATGGTGACAAGGCTTGGGTAACTATGTCGCAGGTAGTCAACTTAGGGGATTATGAAAATGTGCGAATTGAAGTTGGGTACAGCAGGACTATCAAAACAACCGATCAACCGATTGACGTGATAAATCAAATGGAGGAGGAACTTGAAGATTTACTTGTCAGAAAGGTTGAGGAGATTAAAGGAGTAAATGAAACACCTAAAAGAAGGAGGAAAAGATAATGAATTACGAAAGGGACATTACTATTGACGAAACTTGCCTTGACATTGAGTGGCTTGATCAATCGGGATTAATGTTAAAGTATGCAGTAAATGAAGCTGACAAAGAACGTGAACGGGATTTGGCAAAAGAAAGGCTCGATCTTGTAAAAGCTGATTTGGATAAAAGTGTTCGGGAAGACCCTGAAAAATATGGGATAGCGAAAATCACTGAAACAGTAGTTTTGAACACTATTATTTCACAAGAAGAATACAAAGAAGCTTACCATGAGTTTCTTGAAATTCAACACGAATACAACATTGCCAAAGCTGCTGTAAGGGCTTTTGCTCAGCGAAAGGATGCTTTGGAGAATTTAGTCCGGTTACACGGCCAACAATATTTTGCAGGGCCTCGTGTACCAAGAAACATAAGTGAGGAAAGGGAAAAGTTCAGAAGTAAAAACAATACTAAAGTTAGGATAAGAAACAAACGTTAAAAATTAATTGATTATGAGAAAAATTAAAAGCAGTTTCAAAGGTAAAATCAAAAGAAATACCGAAACAAGGAAAAGGGGAAATTCCTATATCATTCCTCCAAAAGGAGTAGATTTTTACTCACCTGACGTTGACACTAAAATCAACATGGACATTCTTCCGTATGAGGTAACAGACAAACATCACCCGGACAGGAATGAAAATGACGAGATTGCACTTGAAGGATCTCTTTGGTACAAAAGACCTTTCAAAGTTCACAGGGATATTGGTGTGAATCGGGAAACAGTGATTTGTCCGGCTTCAATAGGCAAATCTTGTCCGATTTGTGAATATAGGGCAAAGTTGAGGAAAGAGGAAGATGCAAGTGAGGAGGAAATAAAAGCATTACGTCCGAGTGACCGTAACCTTTATGCCATTATTCCGTTGAACAGCAAAAAGCACGAAAAGAAAATCCATTTGTTTGAGTTTTCTGATTACTTGTTCCAAGAGGAATTTGAAAAGCAATGTTCCGATTTTGAGGAGTTTGAAATATTCCCGGATCACACGGAAGGTTATTCACTGAGAGTTGTTTTCGCTGAAGAAAGTATTGGAAAAAAAAAGTACGCAGCACCTACCCGGTTTGATTTCGTTGAAAGAAAAGAACAATACGATGACAGCATTTTGGATGAAGTGCCAAAACTTGATGATTGCCTTGATATACTGCCTTACGATTTGTTAAAAGACAAGTTCTTTTCAGCCGGTGATGAACCGGAAGATGATGACGATTATGAAGATCGTACTGCAAGGAAAGCTATTGGGGCTGATGAGGAAGATGAACCTGAACCAGAAGAAGAACCTGTGCCGGAAGAAGAGCCACGTACTCCAAGAAGAACAAGACGGGCAGTAAAAGAAGAACCAAAAGATGAATGTCCTTACGGTCACCGGTTCGGCACAGACAATGATCGGTTTGATGATTGTGATGATTGTGAAGTTTGGAACGAGTGTAAAGAGAAAAGCAGAGAAAGAAGGAGAATCAGACGATGACTATTCTTAAACGAAAAACAAAAAGATCAAGGAAAACAGACAATGACTTTGTAGGGCTTCGCATCCCTGAGAAGTTAGCGTCTTATATTTCTTTGTACTGTCTTTCGGCAGGAGTTACAAAATCTTCTGTGCTAAAAGCTCAACTTAATCGTTGGGCGGGAGAACAACAAAAGATTGTATCAGAAGATGATTTGGTAAGAGAAGTAGCTGAACGTGCTTTGCATATTTGGGAACACCCGGAAGGTAAGAAAATAAATTACCACACATTTATCTCTCAACTGAAAATGGAGTTGAGTTATAAAGGACTTGAGAATTACGTTGAACGTATAATTAGCATTATCAATGACAAAAAGGGAGAGGAAGAATAAACCGGATTTAGATGATCAAATGCGAAAGCACTCTACTAAGAAAGTTGAGAAGTTTGATTATGAAGGGGACATGAAATTGGTAACTTCAACCGGTTCAACATTACTTGACTTAGCTATCAGTGGAGGACGTGTACGAGGAGGAGGTATGCCAAGTGGAATTTTGATTGAAGTGTTCGGGCCAAGTGGTTGTGGAAAGAGTGTCTTGTTAAGTGAAATTGCCGGTAACGTTCAGCGTACAGGGGGAGGGGTTGTTTTCTATGACCCGGAAGCGAGGTTAAACCCACAGTTTGCAAAACTATTTGGATTGGAATTTAAAGGGCTTAATTACAGTAATCCCGATACAGTTCCACAGGTTTTTAAAGGGGTCCGGGATTGGAAACCTGAAAATGACAAAGTAGTGAACGGGGTATTTGCGGATTCTTTGGCTGCCCTTTCAACTGAGTTGGAAATGGGCAAAGATGAAGGGGACAAAATGGGAATGAGAAGGGCTAAAGAGTTTAGCGAGGAGCTTAGGAAAACTTGCCGTATCCTGAAACAGAACAACCTGTTAATGGTTTGTAGTAATCAGGTGAGGGTAAATGTTGACGCAGGGCCTTATGGGCAAAAGTATATGAGTCCGGGTGGAGAAAGCATTGGATTTTACAGTAGCCTGAGATTACGTGCCACAAAACCTGAGAAAATTAAAGCCAAAAAAAGAGTAGCCGGGAAGGAAGTAACGAGGATTGTAGGGGTGAGAACGGAGTTTGAGGTTTTCAAAAGTTCAATTTGGAAGCCTCACCGCTCCGCTCCTGTTACTATTCTCTTCGACTATGGGATTGATGACATTGTGGAAAACCTGCAATTCATAAAGGATTATACAAACAATTCCAATTACACAATAGGTGATAGGGAACTTAGTAACGTAAAGTCAAAAGCCGTTGACATTATTGAGGAGGAAGGACTTGAGAACGAGTTGAGAGAACAGGTGATTGACTTGTGGGAACGTATTGAAAGTAAATTTGACAGTAACCGTAAAATAAAGAGGAGATGAAAATACCGTTTAAATGCCCCATTTGTGGGGGCAATGGATTAGTTCCACATGGATTTTACAATCAAACAGGTGGTCAATTTTCAAGTACCGATACAACTCCTGAAACTTGCAGAAGTTGTAATGGTTCAGGGATTGTTTACGTTGAACAGGATAATAGACTTGAGTATGGGGTTGAATTAGGGGATGAAGAATGGGATTATAGTTTAGGATTTCCTGATAATGATTTAATAGACTGACATTATGAAAAGAACAAGAAAAAACTTAGCCATGAACCAGTTAAATCCTTTCCGTGTCTTAACCAATGATCCTTCCCTGACTGCTTGGGGATGGGCTGTGATTGACGTAAAGAGTAGTAATGTGGTTATTTCAGGGTGCATCAAAACTGAATCACAGAGCAAAAAAAGACGAATACGGAAAGGGGATGATACGGTGCGTAGGATAAGTGAACTCAACTTTGAACTTCTGAGAATAATCAGGACATACAACGTACAATTCGTTATTTCGGAATTACCTCACGGAAGTCAAAATGCAAGTTCAGCGGTGATGATGGGAGTTGTTACAGGACTTATGCAAGCAATAGCCGATTCTTTGGATTTACCGATTGAATGGTACAGTGAAGGGGATGCTAAGAAACATTTACTTAACCGGAGGTCTGTTACTAAAGAAGAAACAATCAAGGCTATCAAGGAATTGTATGATGTGAAGTTCACTACAATAAAGTACAAAGATGAAGCTGTGGCTGATGCAATGGCGGTTTACCATGTAGCAAGAAGCCAAAGTCCTATATTAAAATTGAATTTGAGATGAATACAAAAGGACATATCATAAGTGATGAGCAGTTCAGAGAATATGAAACTCTAAAGCAGGAAGAAATTGAATCTAAAAGGGAAATAATAATTAGTGAAATTTACTATTCTTATGGTGATTGGGTTCCTCATGATACTCATAAATTTGAAATAAAAAGTGATAATACAGAAGTTCTCGATTTTATAACTGGTAAAGTCAATAAAATCGTCACAAAAAATTTTGATATTTTGTGTGATTATGTGTACAAACAAATCTATCCACTTGATGAAAGGAAACGGAAGTTATCTACTGAATTGAGTGAATTGTATGAAAAGAAAAGAAAACTAATGCAATCACCAACTATTTGGGAATTTTTGAAACAACGAAAGAAATTTAAAATATAACCGGGAAAACCTTTTCATAACCATCACGTTTTGAAAAATACACATTCTAAAATTCCGGTTGTCCGAAAGCAAGACGGTTATCTTGTGCGTTCTTATTTATTAATTTTGTAGCAAAGACTCCCGCAGCGTGGTTGCACGGGAGTCTTTTTTCTAAAAAAAGAGGAAATTAAAAATGACAATAAAAAGAGATGATATCAGAGAACCTGCCATGACAGCAGGAGAGTTAATTGAAGGATTGAAAAGTCTTTTAAACCGTTACAGTAACGAGAACGATGTGGGAGTTTCAGTAGTAAATGTTGATTGTGTGGATATTTCAACAATATCCAAAAAAAGTTTTGCATATAAAATTCATATTGAGTTTACAAAATGATGAAGATAATAGGTTGGTTGCTACTTATTGGAACATTTGGTGGAATTTTTTATCTTACTGGTATTCAAGTAGGATTTAGTAAAGCTGTGGTAACTTGGTTAGCATCCATAGGAATAGCAGGTTTAATTTATTTAGGTATATTTTTAATACTTCGGGATGATTAACAAACTTTCGATACAAAATTTTCAAAGTCATAAGTTCACAGAACTTGAGTTCAGTCCGGGTGTGAATGTAATTACCGGCACAAGTGACAGTGGCAAGACGGCAATTATTCGTGCATTACGTTGGTTGGTGTGGAACAAACCTACCGGAGATAGTTTCCGTAGTAATTGGGGAGGAGATACTTATGTTTATGCTTCTATGTATTATGGGAAAACATACGAAACTTGGATTAGTAGATATAAAGGGGAAAAAGGAAATACGTATGATTTACAAGGAGCAATATTTGAAGGATTCGGAACAGATGTACCAAATGAAGTACAAGAAGTTCTTGGTTTAAACGAAATCAATCTTCAGCAACAACTCGACAGTCCTTTTCTCTTATCTGATTCTTACACTCCGGGCAATGTAGCTTTACACTTCAACAAGGTTGCCAATATTGGTAAGATTAATAGTACTCAACAAAATATTGAAAAAAGAGTAAGAGAAACAAAAGCTGATATAAAATATGAAAAAGGACAACTTAAAAAGTATGAACAGGAATTAAGTGAGTTCCCGGACTTGCAAAAACTGGAAATTGAACTTGAAGTACTTGAAGAACTTGAACAGCAAAGGAATCAAGTATCAAATGCCAAAAGCAGGTTATCAGAAATAATCAATTCTCTTGACAGCGTTGATGAAAGAATTGAACAAGAGAGTAAATGGTTAGTTGTTGAAAAAGATGTTGACAACTTGTTGAAAAAGATAGACGAGAGAAACAAGTTGGAAGATGACAGTAACCGGTTAGGTGAGTTAATGGATGATATTGAAATGATTAATCACAAAACCGAAAAATATACCAAAATTATCCGGGCTGAAAAAATTGTGATTGGTATTTTGAATAAAATCGAAAACAGACGCATTTTAACGGCCGATAAACGGGTTTTAGATGGTCAGGTATATAGATTGTCCGGTTTGGATAAAACATTGCGTAAAACGCAGGAAAATGTGTTGCAATTAGAACAACAATTTGCAAAAGAATTTCCAGACATTTGCCCTCTCTGCGGAACACCTAAAAAGATATCAAATTATAATAAACAATAACAATAAATAAATAAAAATAATGATGAATGATAGATTCAAGGAATTATTTTTTAAAATAAAAATGTATGCATCAGTACCAGCTCTTGTAGGAAGTCATTTTTCTGCTGAACAATTTGCAGATTTAGCAGACGAAATATTGGTACAGGCTCATAAAATGTTCGAGGGGGGTAAAGATGAAGATGGAAAGAGGTATATAAAATGGTATTACTATTGTGTAAAATGTAGAAAAGAAAGTAAATATTATTCTAAAATACTTTACGAATTGAATAAGGAATTAAAGGAAGGTTGTGTTATTTTAAATAATAAAAAATATAAGTTATGAAAAAACCGTCAGCAATTTTAACTTCGGATTGGCATCTGAGAGAAACAACTCCAACGTGTCGAACAGATGATTTTTGGAAAGCACAATGGGACAAAGTGGATTGGATAGCTGAATTGCAAAAGCAATACGATTGTCCTGTACTTCATGCCGGAGATCTTTTTCACCACTGGAAGCCAAGTCCTTTCCTATTAAGTATGACAATAAAACATTTACCTGACAAATTCGTCACTATTTATGGACAACACGACTTACCACAACACTCTTTGGAGTTAAAAGAGAAAAGTGGAATTTATGTTTTGGAAAAAGCTGAAAAAGTAATAACTGATTTTGAATTATTAAATAATGAAACTCCATTTAGAATAGTTTTTGCAAGTTGGGGGAAATCCCCGAACAGTGAAGAAGCAATAGGTATTCAAAATGTTTTACTTTGGCACAACTTCACCTACGTTGGGAAAGAACCTTGGCCGGGATGCTCCTCCCCAAAAGCCCATGCCCTGCTTCACAAGTACAAACAGTTTGACTTGATATTGACCGGAGACAATCATCAAAGTTTTACCTCACGTGGAATTGATGACAACCTGCTTGTAAATCCCGGAAGTTTGATGAGACAATCTGCTGATCAAATTGACTTCAAACCAAAAGTTTACTTGTGGTACGCTAAGACAAATACGGTTGAAGCAATTGAAGTGCCTATTGAAAAAGGAGTAATATCACGAGAACATATTGAAGTCAAACAAGATCGGGATGATAGGATTGATGCTTTTATAAGCAGACTTGACACGGATTGGAAAATGACTATGGATTTCGACAAGAACTTGGCAATGTTTTTTAGCAAGAATAGAGTTAGGAGAGAAGTAAAAGAAATAATTAATGAAGCTAAGGAGGAAAAAGTATAATGGGAACTTTATCGGAATTTTTTCGTTATTTGCAAGTAAAACCAAGTCAATTACAAGACTTTAAAAAACTATGTCTCATATTACAGTCACCAGTAAAATGAAGAAAGTTAGAAAAGAATTAAAATTATATGATAAAACTAAGGAGGAAGTGAGATGAATAAAAGTAGTAAAAAATTCCCTTTTCATGGAGGGTGCATTAATTGCAAAACATACAAAGCATTAGGACAATCATTATGTCCTTTGTGTCAATTTTACGAACCTAATTGGAGTTTGCCTAATTTAAAAATAGAAAATGATGACAATATGGAGACAATTATTTCTAAGTTTGGAATGACTGAAAAAGAAAGAATTAAGTTAATTGATGTTGGACTTAGGGTTTTAGGTATTCAAGTATTTGCTTACCACATTAAAATGATTGTGCGATTGGATGATTTGTTGAATGAAAAACTTGATCCTACAGTAACGGATATTTTAAAATTAAGAGATGATGAATGAAGCTAAGGATGAAGTGAAATGATTCCAAAAGATTCAGGGGATGTCATGCTTGTGTTTGGTAAATTACTTGATTTACCTGAAAACGCAACAGGATTTGAATTGGTTGCTCACCCGGATAGTATTGTTATGGTCAGGGTATTTTGTGATGATGATAGTGTAAATGCTATTAACTATAAAGACCATTATTTATCAGTTAAAACATTGGAAAAAATTAAAAAATTAGTATTAAAAAATGACTGAAAGAGAATTACTCGAACTGAAACAGGACATTGAAGAAGCTAAGCAGAAAGTGTCCGAGTTGAAAGGTGAAAAACAAGCCTTAATGAAAAGGTTGCAGGAAGATTGGAACTGCAAGACTATCGAAGATGCTGAAAAGCGGGTTAAGGAAATGGGAAAACAGATTGAAAGTTTATCCCGTGAAATTGAAGATGGGAGTGTTGAACTTGAAGAAAAGTATGAGTTATGAAGCGTAGAAAGTTTTTTGAAACATTAGGATTTGCATTAGCCGGAGCAGCGATTGTCAAGCCTACATTCTCGGAAGATGATCTACCGAAACAGAAAGTTAAAATTAAGGAAATCCCAAACCAAGAGTTTGCTCCAGTTGACTTCAATGGATATAATGCAAAATGTATAATACATGACAAGAAACACGTTATAACTGAAGCGCAGGGTATTTCAGGCCCTCGTATTGAACGTGATTTTATTGATTTGACTACAATAGATGAGCCAGACAAATGTATTCCTACTCCTATAAGACAGTCTTATTCTATAACCTTGTTAGATTGCAAATACACAAATAGCTTACGGGAATCATTTGAAAGTGGTAATTCTTATAGTTTAAAAGTAATTGCTGAAGGAATGAAAATGACTTGTGAAATTGTAATAATGGAAATTTCCATTACTTCATCTACTTTCGGTAATCCAAATTATTGTGATGTGGGAATTGAAGTAATTAGTGAATTAACTACAGAACAAATATGAGTTTAAAAGAAATAAGAACAAAACTTGAACGTTTGCAAGGAGCCAAAGCACTTACCGAGCAACAAATCACTGAAACTAAAGATAATTTAGTCCGGTTAAACCGTGAGTATCGGTGGTGCGAGAAAGCTCGTGAGATTGTTCGGGAAGTCGGATTAAAAACCCAAGAGCAACTTCAGTATCACATTAGCGATATTACAAGTCTTGCACTCGAGAGTATTTTTGATGATCCGTATGAGTTGAAAGTAGAGTTTGTTCAGCGAAGGAATAAGACTGAATGTGATTTGCTTTTTGTCCGTGATGGTGAAACTATGAAACCGGTGGACAGTTCAGGTGGTGGGACGGTTGACGTGGCTTCCTTCGCTTTGCGAATTGCAAGTTGGAGTATGAGCAATCCACGTACACGAAACACTATCATTTTGGATGAGCCTATGCGTTTCCTGAGTGTAGATAATCAGGAAAGGGCAAGTAGAATGATAAAAGAATTGGCTGAGAAATTAGGCTTGCAGTTTATCATTGTCACTCATGAGTCAGAACTTGCAACTTGGGCTGATAAGGAGTTTACGGTAAGTATCAGAAACGGAATTTCAAAAGTAACGGAAGTATGAAATCATATAATTGATTAACGAAACAATATTAATTTTAATACTTAATATATGAATATAGTAATTATAGTGCCTGTTTATGTAACAGGTTATTTCCTGACAAAGAATTTAGGTATTTTGGATTTGTGGAATATGGGATTTATTTTGTATTTTTTATGGGTTATTGCAGAAAGAATTGACAAATTAAAATGGTGATAGTGATGAGTTGTAGTAAGAATAATTGGTGGTTGTTATTTTATATAATATTTGTGGCAGTATTGTTTATAGTCACTTCAACATTAAGATGGGGATTTATTTCCGCTGTATTTGGGATATTGATTTTCGTATTGCTTTTTGTGCTGATATTAGCTTGGGTATTAGACATCATAAAAGACAAAAAATTAGTGCAATTAACAGATATACGAAAAGTTGAGGGATTGGGAGTAGATAAGTGTAAATTGAAATTAGCTTATGAAAAGGATAAAAATAAGCATATCCCAAATTCGTTGTATTTAAGCACGCCCGATGAACAATCATACATTAACTGGTTGGAAGAACAAACAACAAAATTTCTGATATTACAAGAATATCCAACACTTGATCAGGAATATACAGTAGATGAACCCATAGAACAAGATTCAAAAAATAATATGGAGGATTATTAATGTTACACATTGATAAACACCAAAAGAGAGTATCAGAAAGAGCTACTAATACTTTGATGACTCAATTAAAATCTAAGTTAAGCAATCAAGATTATGCTGTGTGGTCAATTATCGAAGATTTGATTTTCCCTATTATTAATCAAGTTTTTTCAATAGGGTATCACTACGGTAAACAAGCTCATATAGAGGAAAGTAAAGCAAAACAGAAGTTGGGGATTACGATTTATCAATTTAAAGATGATGAATTGGTAGATGAATTTAAAAGTATTTCTGAAGCGTCAAGAGTTACCGGAATAGGGAGGACACAAATTCAGGAAGCGTTACGGAATAAAAAACTATTAAAAGGATATACATTTGAAAAATAATAATTCACATGGTAAAAAGTTGAAACATTATGGATCCGGTATTATAAAATATGGGAATAAATTGAACCAAGGTTTGACGGTAGTATAGAATTTGAGAATAAATTAAACTAAAAATAAGATAAAAATGACACGAGAAGAATTTATCAGGAAGTGGCTGATAAACTACACAGAAGAAAATCGAGATCAAATGAGATATGATCTCGATAAAGTGATCAAGTCATCACGTCCAGAATGGAAAGGGGTATCTTATCATGATAAAGATGGTAACTCCCGTTTTGTGTACGTTTATGTAGCATTTGATTGAGGTTATATAGGGAATAAGTTGAAC